GTTTTTCAACCGGTTGCCTAGAGAGAGTGAAGGTGGCATAGATGGCCAAGAAGCAATACGGATCTCCTGACCAATACGAGGGTAAGCTTTCCCGAGTCATGGAGCGGTTAGGGGTAGATTCGTACAACTATAACTGGGACAGGCATGGCTGCTGGGTAGAGTTTCGCTATAAAGGTGATCTATACCGATTCGAGCACTCGATTGCTAAAGCAAAATCCAGAGGTGTTGACCTGGTATATGGCTCTGATGCTTTTGCCCAGGTAGTCCTGGCGCTTGAAGACTTAGCCAGGATGGTTGAACGGGGAATATATGAACTCTCTACATGGGTAGCAGGGATGAAGTTTTTGCCGCCGGCAGTGGAGGTACCCAGTTTTCTTAAATATATGGGTTTTACGGATATACCAGCTGGGGCTGCGGAAGTGAAGGAGCGCTACCGGACATTGTCAAAGCAGATGCACCCAGATGGTGGGGGAGACCCAGAGGATTTCAAGAGACTCAAAGAGGCTAGCGAAAAGGCCCTACAGTATTTCGGGAAGGTGGGCGATTAGCAATGAATAAGAGCAAAATTGATTGGTGCGATTATACATGGAATCCCGTCACGGGTTGCTTCCATGGTTGTGAATACTGTTATGCCCGCAAAATAGATAAGCGGTTTGGCGATGGCAATTTTACCCCGACATTTCACCCTGAGAGATTACAGGAACCGTTGAAGGTTAAAAAGCCAAGCAAGATATTTGTGGGTAGCGTATCTGATCTATTCGGAGATTGGTTCTGGCAAGTATCTAAAGAACCCGGAACAGTTACCAGCTATAACATGGGCATGGTAGTAGGAAAAATATTAGATGTTGTTAAGCAATGCCCCCAACACACTTTTATCTTTTTAACCAAGAATCCTAAAGGTATGCAAGGGTTTAATTTCCCCTCTAACTGCTTGTGTGGGACAAGTGTTGAGGATCAGGAGAAGGCAAACGAACGGATACCTGAACTACTGAAGGTGGACTGTAAGACCTTATGGGCTAGTTACGAACCATCTCTTGGGAAGGTGGATTTCGGCCCATGGATAAGGAAATATTATCATGGCGGAATACCAGGATTAAAACGCGGAGAAAAATTACTTCCTCCAAGCATTACCGGTAAACCGACCCTACTGCAATATGCCCAAGAAATTGCTCCGGATGGACCCCAAAGAGCAGATAAGGTTTATTTTACAACAGACAAACACATGGCCAATATATTCTCTTTAGGGTATCCCATGGGTGATGTCTATAGAGCAATACCAGAATCCCCGGTAGAAAATGATCCTGATTGTAATGAACCGGAAATGTCCTTCCAATCTCCTTCTGGGAAAATAGTATCGGATAAAACTCCGTTGCTGAAATGGATCGTTATCGGTGCGCAGACCGGCCCCGGAGCAGTTAAGCCTAAATCGGGATGGATTAACTCGGCAGCAGAACAAGTAAAAGCTGCTAATGTTCCGGTATTTATTAAAGACAATGCTGCTGATTACTATTGGGGAGAATTATTGCCTCGCGAGTTTCCGGGGGTGATGGGTTGAAGCAACTTGAAATCTTCCGGGAAATAATTGTAGATAACTTTGCCGGCGGAGGTGGGGCAAGCACCGGTATATCCCTTGCCTTAGGCAGATCAGTAGACATTGCAATTAATCATGACCCCGCAGCTATAGCTATGCACCGCGCCAATCATCCCGATACAGAGCATTACTGTGAATCTGTATGGGACGTAGATCCCCGTAAAGTAGTAGGTAACAGACCAGTAGCTTTATGTTGGTTATCTCCTGACTGTAAGCATTTCAGCAAGGCCAAGGGCGGCAAACCGGTAGAAAAATCTATTAGGGGGCTCGCATGGATAGCCTTACGGTGGGCCGCAACTGTTAGACCCCGAGTCATCATGCTTGAGAACGTAGAGGAATTTAAGACATGGGGCCCACTCACCAAAGAAGGATACCCCGACCCCGATAAAAAAGGTAAGACGTTCAATTCTTTCGTCAATGCACTCAAGCGACAGGGGTATCAGGTGGACTTCCGGGAACTTCGAGCTTGTGATTACGGAGCTCCAACAAGTCGCAAAAGGTTCTTTATGGTTGCTAGATGTGATGGACAGCAAATAGTATGGCCAGAACCTACGCATGGGGACCCAAACAGTGAAGCTGTAAAATCTGGTCGATTACTTCCATGGAGAACTGCTGCAGAGATTATAGACTGGTCATTACCCTGTCCAAGCATTTTCGATACAACAGAGGAGATTAAGGCTAAGTATGGGATTAAGGCAGTCAGGCCATTAGCTGAAAATACAATGCGGCGAATTGCGCGGGGAGTGCAGAAGTTTGTAATTGAGAACCCTGAACCGTTTATAATGCAAGCTTTTGGAGGCGGATACACTGGCTCTGGTTCAAGCATCAATAATCCTTTGCCAACCATTACGGCAAGAGATCATAATTTTTTAGTTACTCCTTTCCTCGCTCAATATCACAGTTACGAGAGCGATGGAGTCAGAGGCCAAACACTAGATAGGCCATTACTGACACTGGATACCTCAAATAGATATGCATTAGTATCTGCTTTTATCTCTAAATTTTATAAAACAGGCATTGGACAAAGTGCAAATGAACCACTCCATACCGTAACAACATCGCCTGGACATTTTGCAGAGGTTAGAGCATTTCTAACCACTTATTATGGTACAGGCATAGGAAGCAAAATTAATGAGCCATTACCCACGGTGGTAAGTAAAGACCGGTTTGGTTTAGTAGTTGTCGGCGGCTTAAATTACCAGATCACAGATATTGGCATGAGGATGCTAGTTCCAAGGGAGCTGTTTAATGGTAACGGATTCCCGGAAGATTACATTATTGACCAGGATTACACAGGTAAAAGCTATCCTGTTTCAGCACAGGTAGCCCGGTGTGGAAATGCAGTCCCGCCACCATTTGCCGAGGCATTAGTCAGAGCTAATTTTCCAGAATTATGTAAGGCCGTGGCCTAATGGGAGGGTTAGCCCATGATTCAGGACAACCGCATGGAGCTATACCTGCAAGGTAAGACAGATAAAGAGATAGCAGAGGAAGTAGGTAAGTCTAAAAGCGCCGTTACCTGTTGGAGAAGATCTAAAGAATTGCCCGTTAATAATGACTTTAGCGAATTAAGGAATGTCCCTATGGAACAAGCCCTTAACCCTGACCAATGTAAGATTATAAGGGCGTTCTTTTCTAGCCTGCTAACTGCTGCAGAGAAGTGTAGGGGCAAAAAAGATGTAGGACGATTCATGCAAACGTGGCAGGAACTGTATGAGGAAGGTAAAGTGATGAGTCATGGCTGATAAATGTGGTACCTGTGCCTTCTGGCAACCAGAGATACGCGGTCAAATAGGAGCAAACATGACTTACCGAACTCGGGACCCGCACTGCACCCAAATAATGATTAAAGGTAAGCCCAAGGTAAAATATGCGGAGGACAAGCCGGAGAGTTGGTGTTACAAGAGGGCCAGTGATGAACAGCTGGCAAGCAGGGTTAAGGCAGGAATTATTACAGAGGTATAGCAACTTCTGCCCGTGGTCGCGAACGCGGGCGGTTGAAATAAACAATGTTGTGACAGGACCAGTAATAAGGGGAGGAATTATTTATGGATAAAAAGCTAGATTTATCAACCTTGGCAGGCGGAGCAGTAGAAGAAAAGCTGCAATACGCCCTACAGGAAGCGGTGGCGAACATCGCTGACCCCAACACGGACCCCAAGAAGGCCCGTAAAATTACCATGACCCTAAACCTTAAGTCCAATGAGCAACGGACAATAACCACCCTTGATATTGATGTGAAAACCGGACTGGTTTCCCCAAGAGGAATCAGTACAACCTTGCTTATTGACCGGGACAATTCCGGCAAAGTTGTTACCTCTGAGATATATGGCAAAGACCCCAATCAGCAGGTTATGGATTTTGATAACGGCAAAGTAACTGATTTAAGAGAAAGGAGCGCGAAATAAATGATACAAGAAGCACTGCAATATTTGATTGAATTGGGAAGAAAAAGCGATCCTGTTGTCGTGGTAAACGGCAAAAACTACTCTGTCGAAACGCTTACTCCGGTTAAGGAGGTTGGTCCTGCTGCTATAGGATTTAACTTCCTGGATTCATTAGTAAGATACGTTCGGGAGAACATAGATAATTTCCGGCCAAAAAATACCCTAATCATTGAGATCAAAAGCCCCACTGAAGTGAAACTGCACACCGAAATTCTGGGTGATTTCAGCGAGCGGTTCACCCCGATTGTGTGCACCGCTTTACTGGAACAGTTCCCTTTTGGGCGATTCATTGATAACGAGGAATTTATCATTATGGCTCAATCTCGATTCGTGGAAACGGAGGACCTAGACAAAGTTAGAAGGGTAGCAGGTAATGTTAGCAGCGAACAGGTATTGAATTTTTCCGATGATGGTATATCACAGCAGGTAACAGCTAAGGCCGGAATAGCCAGAGTAGAAAACATAATTATGCCTCCCCGGGTGAAACTTGCCCCTTACCGAACCTTTATTGAGATTGAGCAGCCAGTAAGCGAATTTGTTTTCAGAGCCCATGAATCAAACAAACTTCCTACTTTTGGTCTTTTTGAAGCAGATGGCGGCGCATGGAGAATTGAGGCCATGAAACGTATCAAAGTATTCTTGGAAGCTTCCCTCAAGGATACTGAGAACGTCGTAGTTCTTGGTTAACCACTTATGAAGGCAGAGGGGCTTAAACGCCCCCTGCTATTAAGGGGATTGGAGGGGAACCGGTTTGAACCTAATCAAAGAGATTAACGCTTTTTATAAACTTGATATGCCCGGGCAGCTATCGTTCACTGCTCAGAGCCTTTACATGGCCTTGCTTCATGTAGCCAACGAAGTATATTCCCGCAATATAACCCCCTCTAACCCTTTGCTTATGGCTAAAACGGGAATAAGGGACGTTAAAACCCTTGATAAAGCAAGGAAAGAATTGATAGAAATTGATCTCATTAAATATACAGATAATGCAAAATCACGCCTTGCCGGAAAGTATTATATTATCGGACTCGAAAGCCTTCTAGTGGATAATTTCCAGAAAAACACCGGAAAAATTCCAGAGGATACCCAGGAAAATTTCCAGGGGTCTCCCGGGAAAAAACCACCACATATACAAGAAGAGAATATAGAAGAAGAGAATAATAACCCCCTTATAACCCCCTCGGGGGAAGGAGAAAAACCAGATCCTCCAAAATTAACACAATTAGAATCAAATGTCATTCTAGCCTTTGAATACTGGAACGTACAAAACATTATTGTCCATAAGGTATTGAGCCCTGAAATTGAAAAAGCCTTAAAAAAGGCTATCAAAGAGACCTCGTTGGATGAGGTTTTAACCAGCATGTCTCATTTTGAGCAAATGCTCCATGATAAAAAATATACCCTTTGTGACTATACATGGGGCCTAATTACATTTCTACAGCGTAAAAAAGGATTCAAAGAATTTCTGGATGGCGGCGAGAAGTGGATTAATTATAAAAAGTTCCTTGAGGAAGATAAAAACAAGGCTTCGCCTCCGGTAAAACCAAAGAGCGAATATAATTTTTATGTTCCTCCAGAAGTATTGGCGGAATTAGAAGGTCAAAAAAAGGGGGTGCAGGCATGAGCATAGATGAGATGCAGGCCGGGAGAGAGATGGACAAATTAGTGGGAGAAACTTTTAGATTATCTCCTGATTTAAGTTGGCAAATTTTAAACGCAGATGAAACTGCTTCGATATTTAGTGCGAAAAGTGAAAGAGAGGCAGAGGATTATTTGGCAAGGCAATTAAAAAATTATCCTGACAGCATGTTTAAGGACTACCATGTTGGACACTGGAAATTTTATAAGCGATATTCTTCCGAAATGGCAGAAGCATGGAAATTGGTTGAGTTAATGAATGAGGCAGGATGGAATTTTAGCCTTATTAGAAAACTGGATGGCATTAGCGAAGTAAGTTTTTGGCATGGCGTAATAGTGAGAACAGGTTGCCATAAAACCGCACCTCTAGCAATCTGTCGCTCCGCCCTTAAAGCATTGGGGGTGTCGTGATGCCGCATAAAAACCGTAGAACAACCCCGCGTATAATGCCACTGAATAAAATATCTGAGCGCGTGGGCGTGCCGATCAAGCAGGTTGCGGTGCATCTGCCCGAAGAAGAGATTGAGCCAGATTTGACAGGCGGGAACAGCATCAGGACGAAAAAGGGAGTCTGGGATAACATAAGTCCAGGTAAACTGCGGGCGAGCTATACGCCGAGAGGGGGAGGGGCATGATTAACCTGACAGAAGAAGAAGCCAGGGCATTGTTTGGCGACAAATACACCGGTCCTAAGCCAAAGAAAAAGCATAAATACAATGCCAAGAAGGTCATATTGGACGGAATTACCTTTCCATCTCAGCATGAAGCAGAATATTATGCAACGCTTAAGCTCCGTGTTAGAGCCGGTGAGGTTGAGCGGTTTGAGCTACAGCCAGTATTTATTCTACAACAAGCCTTTAAGCGGAACGGCAAGACTGTTAGAGCCATTAAATATATAGCGGACTTCAAGGTTTTTTATCCGGATGGCAGGGTGGAAATAGTTGATACCAAGGGGTACCGCACCAGGGACTATAAAAATAAAATCAAGACGTTGCTAAAACAGAACCCAGATATGTGGTTCACAGAAGCGTAAGGAAGCGGAGGTGTCCTAATGCACACAGTAGCGCTGCCAAGCAGAAATATATTAGTCGCGGGACATGCTGAAACCGGTGATTTCACGATCGACAACACGGTCAAGGTATATAAAGTCATAAATGGAGTGGAAACGTTGGTCAGGACCGAAAATCCGTATCCTGAAAACTGGGGATGCTTTAATTCCGAACCTGTAACTCCCGAAAAGCAGGGCAAAAAGAGCAAAAGGGCAAGATGCCCCAAAAGGGAGCCTCCGCCGAAAGATGAGCTGACGCAGGCGTACAAGGAATTAGGCCCGGCTATATCAAACGTGGCCAAAAGGTATGGTGCAGGGTTCACGACGATTAGGCGCTGGCTCAGGGAATACGAGATCATAGACATATACAACAATCCGATTAGGAAGGTAGGGATAAAATGAGAGACTTAAAGGCTGATAAAGAGATATGCGAGAAGGCCACACCGGGGCCGTGGTACAGGGAAAAAACAGGCGCTAATTTTAATGGTTTTTCATCTGAATGTTTGATAGGAACAACCTCTATATATGCGACAGGAAATAACATTTATGCAGAACCAAAAGGGGGAACGTCTCCGTCAAACGATGCGAATTTTATCGCCGCCGCCCGTGAAGGTTGGCCGGAAGCGATAGAGAGGGCGATTGCTGCCGAAGATAAAATTGATGCATTAGGTCAAACAATAGGTGTATTAGACAGAATGAACGAATCTTTGTTAGATGAAAACGCCCGACTCACCGAGGCCAACGACATACAGCGGGCAAGCATACAGAACTTGTCGGCGCAGGTGGCGGCGTATAGAGATGCATTAGAGGTTATCGCGTATACTTCAAGTATTCCGGGACAGGGCGGGACAGAGCTAGAACATGCTATGCGCTGGACGGAAAAGGCGAATAAAGCCAGGGAGGCCCTTTTGGAACTTGACCCCGGCGCGAAGTACAGGGCGGTTGTTGATGCGGCGAAAACAGACCGACACAAATGTGACAACCGGTGCCACAGTGGATGCCATTGCAACCATTATAGAACCTGCAAACACCTTGCTGATCTGGAAGGAGGGGTGCCTGTCGATGACAAATCCTAAATGCCCAGCATGGAAGAAAACTCTGCGTAAGGTCAAGGACAAATATAAATGCCCTGGATGCCATAGGAAATTTGTCACAGATAAAGAGGGGAAGCTCAAACAGAGTTGGTAGGGGGAGTTAAATACTAACAGGAGGGCAAGGGGATGGGTAAGAACGAATTCAAACCAATAGTGCTAACTAATGATGTTAAAGCCTACATACAAGTAGCAGTTAACGAGGGGATTGAAGCTGGTCTTAAAATAGCGAAGATAAAGAGAAAGGCCGAAGCAAAGGATGACACACCAAAATTTGACCCATTCAAGGCAACCGAGGAAAGGTTATATGCATTACCAACTTTATATCAGAAGGTAGAAGATGATAAAGAGCGGCTAAAGGATCTCGGGGAATATGGTCCTAGCCGCAAAAGTGCTGATATGTGCCGATTCCAACGGGGAGGCCTTAGGTTATCGCAAGAAGAAATAGTCGATACCCTCAAACAAGACCTTATAGCCAAAATTGCAGCCGATGAATATGAGATAGAAACTATTCAAAAGGCTCTCGCTATAGTTAAAGATGACCCTTACTATAAAACCTTAAGCAGGAAATATTTCGACCAGATGTCAGATAAGGAAATTGCAGAGGAAATCGCCAAGGATAGAAATGAAAAGTTCGAAGAAAACAAGGTCTGGCGCAACCGGTCCAGGTTGGTACAAAGAGTTTCAGTTAGGTTATATGGGGTAGACGCATTAAGGAAACAATTAAAGCCGATGTAAATCTTGCCCGCGGATGGGCAGGAAAAATAAAAATTATTTGAAAGGTGGTGAATCCTCCCAGCCGTTAGACGCTATTAATCGAATATCCCTTCCAAAGAGGGGACTTACACAAAGGAGCCGGGATTTATGACCCCGGCTTCTCTGTCTTTGCTTTATATTCATCAATTGCTTGGCGGACTATTTTGCTGATGCTATCCAACTCCTTATTGCCTGCTCGCTTATTGGCCAAAGCTTCATCTTCTAACCATCTGTGCTGCTCAGGTTCGAACATCACCATTTTGCCAACTAAATTTGCCGGGTCAATGTCTTTGCGTGCCAGCCTTACTCCCTCCCTTATTAAAAATCTACCTTAATCTTACACCAGTTGGGACGTCCTTTAGATGCATAGTGCAGCAGATAGTCTTTGCCTTGTTCAAATTCCTTTGACCACTGCGGGTCGCCGCATCTGGTAGCAAGCCCGGGTTTACCGTTGTGGCATGTAATCTCTTCCATGCCTTTGTAATACCCGCAATGTTTACATATCCAGTTTTCATGCATATTATATTTTTCCCTCATACTGACATATATACCTCCTAAGTATACTATACCTGTCCATTCTTTAACATACTGCCAGAAGTAAAGCGCAGGATATATACCCCAGAGCCAAAATCACCGTACCTGCAATAAGGTCTTTCTTGCATGGTATTAACAATTCGATTCCTCCTTTGCTTTTATATCGAGCCACCTGCAGCCCCCGTAAAGGCTCCTGCTGGCAGTTCCCATCGTTGAACAATTATGTCCTCTGGTTTTATATCGCCCTGCAGGGCCATACGCACCCATTTATCAGCGTCCAGGCCCTTTGGCAGCTTGGATCTCCCTTTGTCTGCTAACTGAGAGATACTCATTTTTCTGTCGATGGTATGCTGCAGATCTTGTTCCATCCTGGCCAGTTGTTTAAAGCGCTCCGGGGATATCTCCCGCATGGTTGCCCACTGGTCGGCAGTGCTAAAAATGCAACCGAAACATGATGTACGGCTAAAGCCCAGCCAGTAAGCCGGATGCGGCAGGATTCGGTTTCGCTCTAATATGTCCCATACTTCCCGCTCGGTCCATTCGATAACGGAGCGCCACCATGTTACCTCACGACCATTCTTATTACAGGGGTGTTTCTCTACATTCAGGTACCGGGCTCTGTTAGCTGACTCTTCCCGGCGCTCACCGGTGATTACTAGGAATTTTCCCTCCTGGTAGTCTGGATGATTGTTGAGGGCCCTACGCATAACATCTATTTTCAGGTAGGCAGTACACCAACGCGTCCGAAGATCAACTGCCTTAGCTGGGAATTTACGCCTGGTACTGAATTTCCCGTTTAACGTGGGAAGGCTGATAACCTCTCCCAGGTGGGTAAATTGTACGCCGTTAGTCTTCTGATTCTCCCGCAGCAGCTCTCCTAAAAAGCCGTGTTCCCTCCACTGGAACTCTGTTTCGATGCCCAGGGCTCCTCCAAAAGCTTTGACGTAGGGCTCAGTGACGGGCCAATCTGAGAAAGCTATATCCCCAGGAGCTCCATCAATCGATTGATGCCAGAGAACTATTTTATCCTTCGGGATGCCCAAACCCAAAAGATAGAGGACACAAGCGGCGCTATCTTTGCCGCCGCTTGTGGATACTATAATCCTGTCATACATAGATAGATCGGCTAGTTTGCCAATTTTAGGATTTATGGATTGTTCTAATTCGTCATATTGATATAATGCCTGCATTCTATATTCCTCCCCATATTCTGGAGCCGGTATTGGCCCCGGCTGGCCTTAGGTATCATACTCTGCGTGTTAATTCAATTCCTAACATATCGGCTAACTGAGACAACTCATAAATACGACCCATACGCTCATTGTATTGAGTTTTGCGAGGCATAGGTTCACCGTTAATTTTGAAATATTCGTTTTCCTCTTCAACAATTGCGTCGATAACTGATGTATGTCGATCCATTCGCGTTTGCAACTTTTGTCTTAATTCTTCCATACTATCCGCTCCTTCCGTGGGGCTCGTGGCCACCCTGATATGTACAATTTTAAGCCCAATATGTCAGTATGTCAATAGTGCAATACAGAGATAATTTAATAAATTATGTAGGGACCTTAAGAGGGAGGGACTTGACAAAGTCGTTAAAAAGCCAAGATTTACGGGCTGTTATTTAAATAAAAAACATGAGGTAATAGAGGAACAATGGGAATTACAAAGACTTTTTACAAAATGTAATTGACCGTGAAATTTACTCGGTTTATAATATTCATAATAGGAAAATTGTCCCAAGGAAAACATCGCTTCGGCGGTGCTTTTTTTATGGCCCAACCAGGCTGGTTCTTCGGAGCTGGCCTTTTCTATTTAAGGGGGGTTGCAGCATGTTATATAAGATACTCTGGAATGATTGTGTAGTGTGGGCTAGCATGCCGCAGTATACCAGACGATATGATAAGAGGTTGTGGCCATTATTCAGGAAGTGGTAATTATATAGATGTAACAAAGGAACTGGTTGATGCCGGTTCTTTTTTTATGTCTATGAAAGACATACAGCTACGGTTCTGGCCGGGACCGTCTGAGATTGGGGGAGCCTTGCCTTCCCCCGATCGAGTGCTGAAAATGAAGCTGCAAGGGGCTGGAAAGATGAAAAGGAAAAAGGGCAACTATCTACAGTTGTCGCGTCTCTTATTTAGGGACGATGACGAAAAGTTTAAAAATCTATCCTATCAGGCCAAATGGCTTTATGTAGTCCTGAATGAGTTAGAACATAGATTTTCCGGCACACAAAAGGAAGACTACTTTTGGAGGTCTAATGAAGAATTAGCCAAGGATGCAGGAATGAAGCTATCGACTCTTAAGCAAGCCAAGAAGGAACTGCAGGACAAAAATGTGGTGCAATCCTGGCAGATGCACTGGCGAGATCCGACAACCGGAAAGAAGTCTGAAAAACACGTTACGGCCTACCGAATTAAGGAATAATTATAGGGGCAGAAGTTGTATATCAACCTTTGGGCAGAAGTCAGTATACAACCGGGGGCAAAAGTCGTATTTCGACCCGCATAACTAAGAATAGACTCTTAACTAAGAATAGACTATATATATTTAAGATTTAGTAAGTAACATACCCCGCTCATATTTTGTGGTAGAATTAGGAAAAACGAGAGGGGAAATGGGAAGAATGAAGACGGAAGATATTATTTACAGGGTGCTCGAAGCTTTGGATAAATCACTGGACGAAGATAAACCTGATTTTAAAGACTTAACGCCTGATGTGTTAGGAATAAGCAGGGAAAGACGGGATTATATACTTGAAATGATGCAAGATGCCGGCTTAATCAAAGATGTAAGTTTTCCAAAGGGAGGAAATGGTAGAGCACCCTTAATGGCAATGATGGACCATATGAATATAACCTTGCGCGGGGTAATGTTTTTAGCAGAAAACTCCACTACCAGTAAGGTAATAAAAGCCGCCAAATTACTGAAAGATGTGATTCCCGGAATATAAACAACCCCCTACAGCCCCTGCGGGGGCTTTTTTAATGCTCTTTTTTAAGGGAGGTGAGCTTGATGGCAGATAAGTTAACCCCAAAGCAAAATATGTTTGTAAAAGAATACTTAGTGGACTTGAACGCCACTCAAGCTTATCTTAGAGCTGGGTATAACGTGAAGAGTGAAGATGTTGCAGCAGTAAACGCTAAGAGGTTGCTAAGTAATGCTAAGATTGGCATCGCTATCCAAGCTGAAATGAAAGATCGAGAAAAACGGACGGATATCACGGCGGATAATACATTGATAGAGTTTGCAAAGCTAGGCTTTTCGGACATTACAAACTACCTGGACATTAAGACCCTGCTAATCAAAATAGGTGAGACCGAGGATGGCCAGCCGATCTATGAGAAGCGGGACGAGATTATACTTAAAGATTTCAGCACCTTGACCAAATACCAGACGGCAGCCATTGAATCAGTTAAGTATGGCAAGTATGGCCTAGAGTTTAAACTGCATGACAAGAAGGGCGCCTTGGACTCAATAGCCCGACATCTAGGTATGTTTGACAAGGACAGCCTTAACGTAAATATGGTTAAGAAGTTAGAGGACTTTTTCTAATGGGATCCGCGCCTATTCATGGGGTGCTATCCGCTTATAAGATCATCAAGAAAAGGCGGGAAGAGTGGGAGAAGTACCACGACCCCGAGAAAGACCGGGAGTATGTTGAATCGGTAGCCGAGAAGTTAGTAAATCCAGAATGGTCAGCTTTGCGAGAAGAGGTACACAAAAACCCCGAATACCTAGTTGAAATGGCAATGATTATCGTTGATAAGGACCGCAAGACGGTTCCTTTCTTTTTAAACGAGGTCCAACAAGACTTCATTGATGATCTTAACCAGGCCATAGCTGATTTCACCGCCGGAAAACGTCTAACCCTTGCGTTTCTGATTCTTAAAGGCAGACAACAGGGCTTTACCTCTATTATTACCGCTTATCAGTTGGCCTGCAGCATAACCCGCCGCAACTTTGCCGGATACACGTTGGCCGATGATGGGGACAATACCGAGGCTATATTTCAAGATAAGGCTAAATTCCCCTATGACCAGTTCCCCGACAAGCTAAAGCCGCATGAGAAGTACAACAACCGCAGGGAGCTCCTATTTGACAAGCTCAATTCTGTTTGGCGTGTGGCTACGGCAGGGAAAAAAGGAGTAGGCCGATCCAAGACCTTGAACTTCTTCCATGGCAGCGAGGCTGCGTTCTGGGACAACATTATAGATATGCTGGCCAGCTTAGGCCAGGCGCTTACCAAGTCTTGTATCAAGATCCTGGAAAGCACGGCTAATGGCTTCAACCAATTTAAGGATCTATGGGACGAGGATAATGAGTGGGAGCCGAAGTTCTACGCATGGTGGCGGACCTCTGAATACTGCCTCAATTTCGAAAGTGATGTTAAGGAACAGGAGTTTAAGGATAACGTCAAGGCAGCAATAAAGGGCAAATGGGAAGATACCAGTAAGGAATGGGCCTATTATCGTTGTAAGTGGCTGCTTAATGACATTGGCCTAGACTGGCAGCAGATATATTGGTACTACCATAAATGGGTCGAGCTGAAAGCCCTGGTAAAGCAGGAATACCCATGCTACGCAGAAGAGTCATTCCTTGCATCCGGGCGCTGCGTGTTTGACAAAGAGGTTGTAGCGCTAAGAATTGAATACCTTAAACAGTTATACAAGGAGCGGCCATATAAAGTGGGCCGCTTTAACTTTAAGTGGAATGACCCGGATACAAAAGACAAAATACTGGACTACTCCATTGAATGGGTCGACGATCTACAAGGGCCGATCCGGCTTTATGAGGAACCTCAATTCGGTTATCCATTTGTTGTAGGTGGAGATACCAAAGGTGAGGGTAAAGATTTCTACACTGGCACCGTCATAAACAATGTAACCGGAAACCGATGTGCAACCCTTGATATGCAGCTGATGAACTCCAAGCCATTTACCTGGCAAATGTACTGTTTAGGCCGATACTTCAATGATGCCTTAATCGGGATCGAAATGAACTGGAATACGGCTCCGATTGAAGAATTGGAAAGGTTGGGGTATCCACGGCAATATGTCCGTAAGAAATATGATTCTATGGGCAAAGAACTCAAAAAGCAATTCGGTTGGAAAACAGACGGCAACACCAGACCCGTGATAATTGATAAGTCTGCATCAAGCGTCGATGAATGTATCGAGTGCTACAACGATATACCGACCTTACAAGAAATGCTCAGTTTTGTTTATGACGAGAACAATAGGCCCGATGCCGAAAGCGGTAAGCATGATGACAAGCTTTTTTCCGACATGATAGGTGATGAGATACGCTGGCAGCAGACCACAAAAATCAAACAGCCCAAGGAAGTCCTAACGGGTGACGCAAAGAAAATTCACGACCACATTGAGAGCCTTTCCAAGAAGAAGAAGGCCAAGAGATACGGATAAGGAGGAGAGAGATTTGACACAAACAATATTCATAATCGCATTGGCACTCATAGCCCTCATGGGCATGTATTCCACATGGTCAGTTACCCAATCCTTTAAACAAGCCCAGTCAACCTGGCAAGCAGAGCGCAAAGACCTGCTCGATAGACTGATGGCCAGAGACTTACCCGAGGTCAAGCAGGCTCAGGCAATAGAATCCAGGACAGATAGAGTAAAACCCACTAGCAAGCGGCAGAATGACGCCAGGATAATTGAGATGGCCGAGAAGGCGGGAAGGGAATAGATGAAACAGTATATCAATGGTTTTTGGATGTGGGACCATGCAACAGGAAACATTGGGCACTTGAAGTCTGGCGAGTATAACCAAATGGAAGCTCTAAAAGAAGAGGATTTCGATATTATTATACCGAGATCCCATGTCAATGAGTTGGTTGACTTCCTGGACAAAAACAATCTCATTAAACCTAAGATGGACAACCAAAGCCGGGATGCTGATCTTAAGATCGTGCACCGGCTGCTTGATGTTATTGAGAAGAAACTTCCGGGAGATTAATTTAACGGAAGGTAGTGCTGATGAATAATACCTGGGCCTGGCTGTTTGAGGCATTGGAGCGCATGGGCGAACGCATCAGCGCATGGAAAGAAGGTGAGCTAAGTGGGTAAAACCAAGGGCAAAGGAAGCACCTTAAAGAAAGGCACTGGCCACAAAGGGAGTAAATAACCCGAGAGGCGGTGATCGCTCATGACTAACATGAGCGAATAAACGATGATTATAGTTTGATTTAAGGAGGATAAATAGATGCCGAAATTCAGAAAGAAACAATCACCTATTGACGCTGAACCCTACACCCCCGGCATGGAAGATTGCTGGCTGTTTAATGGGGTAGCATATTCACCTGACCAGATGGAAAAGACAAAGCATGAATTACAGGGATTTGCCCCTGCAATACGGACGATTGACGGTCCTATAGCTGTATTCCCTGGTGACATGATTATAACCAGTGAGAATGGCGAAAGGTGCCCGGTTAGACCTGAGATATTTGACCGAGATTATGAGGCGGTTGAGGAAACCGTTATTAATGGGGAACATGCCGCTAATACTATGATAAAAGCACAGACCATGGAAGCAAAGGAACCGGAGATCTCTAAGAAACCAGCTGCACCTAAGAAGCCGCCTGCCCCGAAGAAACCAGAAAAACCTAAGAAGTAGTCAGCCGGGCCCGTGTAAAAGCGGGTTTTTACATTTTCTGAAAGGTGGTGGTAACCGCCAATGCAAATGAAGGATATTCAAGACGATCAAGACCTGATTACATACGGTAATGAGTTCTTTACCCAAAGCGCCAAGGCCAAACGCGCAAAAGAGCGCCAATGGATGCTCAATTTAGCATTTTTAGCCGGTGACCAGCTCGTAAAGGTCAACAGTCACACCGGTGAATTAAACCGGGTACCGGTAGAGTACGACCCGGAATGGGTAGTGCGTATAGTCGATAACAGAATACTACCTGTATATCGCACAATCATGGCTAAATTAACTAAAAATAAGCCAATCCCTGATGCTCAAGCTCATTCGAGGGAAGAGAACGACATTCAGGCAGCCAGAGCAGCTATAAAATTAGAGGTTTATCACTGGCAAATGCTTGATTTAGACAATATTCACCCGGAAATGGTTGGTTGGATGGTCGCTTGCGGCAAAGCCTACTATAAGCAGTTCTGGAACCCCAAAAAGGGCGAAAGATTAGTTGACGATGACCCTCGTATGTTGGAGTTAATGAACACAGACAAGGGATTAACTCCTGATGGCAAGCCGCAGAACGACCAAGGAGTACCGCTGGATAAGATCGATGTGTCAACGGGTGATACCGACCTGGTTCTTCGTACTCCATTCAATATTTACCCGCAGCCTGGCAAGAAACGGCTTAAGGACATGACCATAATTGGTGATGCGGAGATCATGGACGCAGAAGAAGTATGGGAACTGTATGAGGTTGAGGTCCAGAGCGAGAAGGAAACGCAACTCACTGGATTAAATGCCAGTTTAAGCGGTGCCGTTGGCGATAACAGGCGTAAAACCGAGAAGGATATTGCCAATCCAGTCACGGTTAAAGAGTTGTATATCCTCCCTTGCAGAAGGTTCCCGAAGGGTATTAAGTACCGTTGGGCAGGTAATCAATTGTTAGGCAAGCCGGAAGCTTGCCCCAAGATCCGTATCGTTGACTTTAATCTAATCAATATACCTGGCCAGTTCTTTCCCAAGGGTATTATCGATGATCTTATCCCTATCCAACGTAGGTGGAACCAATTGTTAAGTAAAATAGAAATGCACAATGACCTTTATAATGACCCGCCTTCTGTTTATGACAGTTCCCGGATAGACATTGATGATTACACGACTGAACCAGGGATATTTATCGAGAGTCTGGTACCTGGCGCCGATGTTCGCGGGGCAATTTCTCCCATAACGGTTCCTTCACTGGATAATGCCATATTCAAGGAACTGGAAATACTGGACGCACAGTTTGAGATCGTCCCGGTGATCAACAAGGTATCATTCGGCAAAGATACGGCCAATGCTACCAGTGGCAAGGCTATCAACTTCCTGCAGGAGAAGGACGATGATATTGTCCGGCCTCTAATCACCAATATTGAAGCTGGTTATGCGAAGGTATTCCAGAACGACTTTGAAGAATGTCAGGAAAATTACGATGAGGACAGAGGCTTTGCCATAGTCGGTGAGGATAACAAGATAGAATGGGTTGACTTCCAGAAAGCCGACCTGCAATCCAATCTAACCCTGACGGTTGAAGCTGGATCTGCTATGCCAAGCAGCAAGGCTGCCAAACAAAGCATGGTTATGGAAATGTTGACCGCGGGATTCTTCACTGACCCACGCACAGGCAGGCCAGACTTCGCCAAGGCTCTTAAGTATCTGGAGTTTGGTAGCGTAGACGATATTTACCAGGATAATGCCCTGGATTGCAACCAGGCCCAGCGAGAGAACGAGAAGTTAAAGACTGGTCAAGAGGTTCAGGTATTAGACTGGCATAACCACGAGGCCCACTTCTATGAGCATAATCGTATGAGAAAGACCACTGATTATGAAATGCTGGACGATGGCATTAAACAGATAATTGACGCGCATTGTTTGATGCACCAGGAGGCATTGAAGCCACCGGCTACACCCACTCAACCCGTTAAGCCGGGAGGTGGCAATGTCCAACCTGAGGGACAATCGGCACAAGTCCAACAGCAAATGCCAACCGAACAGGAAGTAGCAGACTTTATGCAATTTCTAAAACAGACTAGGCCTGACATAGTTGAGCAATTGTTAGTTATGTCGCCTGAACAACGAACCCAAGAGGTATTGGCGATGATGCAGGAAATAGCGGCGGCTTCCCAACAACAAGGCCAAGCACAGCCGCCACAGTCGCCCCAACCAGTTCAACAAAGTCCACCCGGGCCGGTACAATAACTCTCCTTGTTGTGCCGGTCTTGCCTTCGGGCAAACCATAGGAGAACTTAATAACGTGGCCCCTGCGACTAACCCACAATCGGGAGTCGCTTTTTTATTGCCCAAGTATATAGCACCAAGCCGTATAGGCAGTGCATAAGGAGGATTTTATTTATGCGTTTCACAACAGCCAACAGACTGACATCTTGGAGAAATCACCCACTGTTTGATGCAGATGACGGTGTCCCGTCTGGTGGCGCCCCTGCTCCTGTTGATACCAATACTGCTGCTGCTCCTGCAGAAACTACTCCGCCTGCAGCAGATGCCAGTATGACCCGGGATGAGTTCAAAGCGTCATCTTCATTCCTCAAACAGTTTCAGGCAAGTCAAGAAGCCGGAACCGACCAGAAACCCGCTGCCGAAGTACCCAAGGAGAGTACGGTGGTGGATAATTCCGTTCAACCTGGCGAAAAGACACCTGAAACGAATGAAGCGACGACGACTAACCCAGATGAACCCATACCGACTGTTTACAAATTGCCTGATGGCCGGGAATTGACCTTTGAGCAAATAAGCGAGCTCGAAAAAGGCTCGATGATGCAAAAGGATTACACCCAAAAGACCCAGACATTGGCCGAGGAAAGGCGGGTATTTCAGCAGGAAGTAGAGCAATTCAAGCCGTACAAGGAGCAAGCCGAAAAGGCACTCCAATTATCGGCGGCCTTCGAACGCGATCCCATTGGCACCCTTAGAAAATTAGAAGAGTTCTACGAGAATAAAGGGATTTATGAACCTAAGACTCCTGAAGAACTTGCACTAGAGGATAAGCAACGAGAAATAGCTGCAAAGGAACAGGAAGTTAAGCAGAAAGGGCAGTCTCTTGAGCAGCAAGAACAGACCGCGAAATTCAACCAATACATGGATGGCCTTGCTGCCAAGTACCAAAAAGATGGATTCGACAAGCAAAAAGTGGCCGAATACATGATGAAAAACAGCATCTATGATGCGGAAGCAGCCTGGAAGGCCATGAACCACGACCCCAAAGTTGAATCTTTGCAGAAGCAAATCGATGAACTCAATGAGAAGTTGAAATCGGCCAAAACCGATGGAGTGACCGAGTATGTCAAAACCAAAATAGACAAGAGCAGTTCTCCTCCGCCGCTAGGAGTTAGCGGTTCGAGTGGAGCTCCACCAGTGCAAATTAATAAACCGGCGACACTCAGAGACGCCAAACTATCAGCTTTGGCTCGCTTGGGTGCTTCGTAATTTAATTGAAAGGAAAGTGATCTTAAATGCCAGGAACTAGCTTAACTATATTAGACGATATTCTCAAAGAGGATTATTTAGGACCAATTCAGACCCAATTCAACAATTCCAGCATCCTGATGAAAAGACTGACCAAGAATGAGGAAGATGTTGGCGGTAAAAAGGCCATCGTCCCCTTGCACACTGGCCGCAACTCTGGTGTAGGTGCCAGGGCTGAAAATGGTACTCTCCCCACCGCTGGATACCAGCAATACGACCAGGCAGTTTATAACTGCGCTTACAACTATGCCAGAATCCAGATTCCCGGTCCTGCAATTAAGGCCAGCCGCAAAGACAAATACGCATTTGTCCGGGCTATTGACTCAGAAATTGAAGGAGCTACCAAGGATATTAAAGAAGAGGTTAATGTCCAGCTCCACGGTGACGGAACTGGCGTTATCGGTTTGGTAAATGGTGACCCTGGTACCGGTACAACCTTGACGATTGATAATCCGAGTGCATTGTATATTCAAAAAGGCATGCTGATTGATATTGTTGATCCTGCCAGTGTAACGGCTGGTGACGGTAGAGCCGCCGCTAAAGCCTTAGCAGTATCTGCCAGGGCCACTGCTCTTACCGCGACAATGGCTGCAGCTTTGGATGGCACCGTTGCCGACAATGACCTCATTGTTCGTGCTGGCAACTATCGCCTGGCCATGATGGGCCTCCGTGGTATCGTCAACGAGAATAATGCCGGTTACGGGTTGGTAACAACCGCTATGAGTGTTGGCGGTATCAGTCGTGCCACTGCCGGCAATGAGTTCTGGAAAGCCGGCTATCTGGCAAATGGCGGAACTGCCCGTAAACTTACTCTTGATTTAATGCAGCAGGGGTTTGATACCGCCGAGGGCGAAGGTGGAGAAATCTCCCTTATCATGACCGATTATACTCAGAGACGTAAATATCTGGCGTTGGTTAAAGCTGACGGACGGTTTGTTAACAACCTGAAACTTGACGGAGGCTTCACCGCCCTTGAATACAACGAGAAGCCTTTGGTGGTTGACCGTCACTGTATGCCTGGCCGTATTTACTTCCTGGATGAAAGTTCTCTGGCAATATATAGAATGTCTGACATCGAGTGGATGGAGGAAGATGGCGCTGTTTTGTCTCGTGTAAGCGGCGTGGATGCTTATGAAGCCATCCTGTATTACTATGCAACCCTGGGATGCAAGGCTCCTAGTCACAACTGCGCATTAGTTGACCTAGCAACTGCCTAGTTTGAGCGGGGAGGTTTTTCCTCCCCTGCCTTTCCGATAAATAAATGGAGGTGAAATCCTTGATTCAACCCAGAAATGTAGGTCAAGCCCTAAAAAAAAGGTCCATTTTTGTACCTATAGCTGCGCTTGCTGCCGGTGTTGACGCAGCGGATATTGTATTAGCAAGATGCCCTTGCGCATTGGAGTTGGTAAATATCTCGATAATTCCCCAGGGTGACGATGCCGGAATAGACGCCGCCAATACCAGCGCGTGGTTGTTTGAGGTAGGATCTACTGCCTTGATAACTGCCAAAACCTATAGCGATACAGTTGCTTTTCCTGATGCTGCAGTGGTTGAAGCCTTTTCATTGGTGGAGGCCGCCAAAAAACGTGCAGAGGGCGAATTGATTACCTATTCCATTACAAATGGTACTACTGCCGCTACTCCTGCATGTATGGCCGAGATAGAATATATAATAATAGACGAGGCCGCATCCGACACTATTCATCCTACCTCATACGCTACTTAGGAGGTCAATATGAATAATGGATATATCCCTGGTGATATGTTCGATATTGCAAGCCGGGTTCGAGAAATCGACCCGGCTCTTGTTTTATCGTTCGATCCTGTAAAGGAGAAATACAAACTTCACCGCAACGACCACCTGGTAATGACAATTAACCTTGGGGAGCTGGATGCCCGGGTGCTGACCCAGCTCCATGAAAATGACCTGCAACGAATCAGGTTAGAGGATTACATACTTAAATTAGAACGCTCAGAAGAAGCGGCTGAAAGACGTAGAGCCAAAGAGATACGAGATAAGATCGAAGATGTTGCCCTGGATAAATACGACCGCATAGTGGGTATACCTCACTTCTCCTGCGGCCATTGGGAGGGGATGAAATAATGCAGGATAAATTCGGTAATTTTACTGGCGGGTATATTGCTGGAATAGCAACAGGCGGGAGCGCTACCACTCTCCAGGACACCACTAAGAATTTTTCCAATGATATGCTTATTGGCAAAGTCGTTGTTTTTGACATTAAGGGCATTCAATATGTCAGGACCATTACCGATAACGATGGTAATACCTTGACTTTTGCAAGCGCTCATGCGGCAGAAGCGGCAACCTGCAAAATACAGGTTGGGGATTCTGTTATTACCGTGACGGTTGCAACCGCAGGGGAGGCAGGAAGGGCCTATTTGGCCAAAGTGATAGAAGGTTCCGGAGATGATGCTTTAGCCGCAGCTTTATCTGGCCAAGTATTGACGGTCAGTTTAGGCATGACTGGTGGCATGCCGGATGACACAGAAAACACTGCCACGTTAGTTGCAGCTGCTATTGATGGATTAGATGAATTTACCGCTTCTGTTACAACCGGTGATGGTGCTGATGTTGTCGGAGTTACCCCAAGTGGTGAATATTATAAATTCACTGGTGGACTTGACGCGATGCCAGCGGGAACTGAATATCAGATACAACAACCTGAGGGTGCTCTTGTTCAGCTAGCTGGAAGTAATACAAGAGAATCCTTTTCTTCAACCATAACAATCGGAACAGGTGCGGCACATGCGGCTAATGATGTAGTTAGCACAGATGCAGGGGCAATAATGGAGTTTGATTTAACCTCATTATTAGCGGCAGGAGCAAGCGGAGTTATTTATAGTATTATAGCAACCCTTGACCAAGCCGCTGTATTTAGTGGTGGTATGGGGTACGAAATATACCTATACAACGTAAGCCCTACAGCACAGGCAACTAACGCAGTTTTCGACCAAGACGATGCTTCTTTACCTGGATATATCGGCAAAGTGTCAGTCCCCACGTTAGTAGATGAAGGTGCTAACTGCGTTGCTGAAAGTTTTGGTTATAACATAGACTTTAGCCTTGCCGCCGCAGATACAAGTATATATGCCAAAGCCAAATGTTTAGGTGGAGAAACTACCATAGATGGGGCAATACTAACCTTTAAACTTGGCATAGGGACATTGTAGGGGGTGCGGATATGATGAATCCTGCACAAAAATTAATGATGCAGAAAAAGCCCATCATTCCTCCGAACCTAAAGCAAAACGTCCTTGCGTGGTGGGATGCTAGGGAGCGTGGGCAGGTTTGGTATGGGTTGAATCAGAGTTGTATTAACGGCGATTTTGAAAGCGATTTAACAGGATGGACGGCAACAGGTAATGTCGTTGCTAGTACAGAACATTCTTTGTTTGGCACAACATCAATGAAATCAACGCCTGTTAATGATAATGGATATGTTTCTCAGGATTATATATTCGAAATAGGGGATGTGTGGTATTATAAGGCTTCGGTTTTTGTCGAATCTTATATTTCCGGGAATTTATTTTTTCAAGTAAATCAAGGAAGTCTTACGTTTGACACAACGAAATTAAATCAATGGCAGACTAAAAGTGCAATACACAAAATAGTCGATATTAGTGCTCCATATCAAAAATGTCATATAGGCAGTATAGCATCCGCCTCGTGTGTTGCTTATTTTGATGGGTTTATGGCTTATAATTTAACTGCAATCTTCGGCGCAGGCAACGAACCCACCGCAACCGAAATGGACGCAATCCTCACCGCAGACGGTACAGCCTATTGGGAGGGTACAAAGCAAGTCCTTTGCAACCCCGATAATAAGTATTACTGGAAGGATTACAGCGGGAATGGCAGGCACATGAAGTTGAACAACTTTGCGTATAGCGGGGCTAGTGGGTGGCAGAGTCCGTATGGGTTGGGTACTGATGGGGTGGATGATTATGGGGTTAGAAACGCGGCAATTAATCCTGCAAATACAAGTTTTTCATTTTTAACTTTGTTTAGTATTCCCAATATTACCGGAACCAAAGTTCTTTCATACTATGACCCCAGCACTTCACTTGATGGGTTTAGGATATACGTCCTTGATAACACTTTATATATAAATGCTTTTGATAGTTCAGGAGATGCTTCTAATGTGTCAGCATCAACAATAATATCAGCTTTTAAAAAATATATGGTTGTCTGCACTTATGACCATACTGATAAAAAGGCAAGGTTATATCTAAATGGCAATCTTATTGTCACAACAAATGCATTAACAAATGGATTAATACAACTTAATCAGCATAGACTTGGTGTTAATCGAATACTAACATCATATAGCGCACAAATATACTACATAAATGCTGATTTCAACAAGACCCTCTCCCCCACAGAAGTAAAACAATTATATGGTAACAACCGAAGGAGGTTCGGGCTATGATAACATACGGTATATATCCAACCTCAATTATGGTCAACGATGAACCTGTCAATATCTGCCCTGAGTCTGCGAGAAAGAGCGTAGCCGGTAGCAAGTGGATTTGCCACGACCCGCAGTATGCACCGACAGGGATTGAGGCGTTGCAGGTGTTGACGTTAGAAGAAGCACAGGTTTTGATGGGGAATGAGGAATGGACTGTTGTGGTATCGGAATAGCGATACC